TCGCTGCCTTTTCTGCTGCTTCTTTGTTATCAAAATATATCTCAGCAGTTCTGTTGTCCCTTCTCCTGACTTGCATCGATCTAAGCATTTGGCCGGTGTTAAATAAATCAACTGGCGATGTCGGCTTGCCTTGCTGTGACAATGCTGCCATGTACTGCGGCGAATAACCCTTAAAGCCACCACCAAAACCTACGCCCTTAGCTGTGCGCTCTTTTATGATTTGTTGTCCTAACAAACCAGTTCGCAAGATAGCGCGGGGTATATCTTTGGTAACTTCTTTCTGTGCTTTCTTGGCTACCTTCTGCACATCTTTTGGCTTGGTCAGTAATTTAATCCCAAGACCGCGAGCTAATGCGCCAGCGACAGCCATTATCGCACCAACCGGCCAAAGGCGACGATTGTCTTCTCGTCGTCATCAATAGTCCCGCTGTTATCGTCGTCGTACTCAACGCCGTCTTTAAATATGTCGCTGATCTCTTCCTCGTAACGTACCTTATAGAAATCCAGCATTTCTTTGAACCTGTCACCGTCTACCCAGTTCGTTAGCTGTGGCAAAGCATACTTCCATAAGACTAAGTAAGCATTGCAGCGAGTCCATTGAGAGTCAGTTAGATAAGACGATACCATTTCGCCTTTGATGCCCTTCTTGTGCCACCACTCGTTCCGAATGGTTCTAATCAAATCAGCCTCTGCTCTGGCGTGTTCGTCTGCGAACGACGTTATGCCGAAAGTCAGGATGTCAGGGATCAAAGCTACTAGATCTGAATCTTGAGAAAATGCCATTACCATTTCACCTTGTCGGCCCAATAAGCCGCTGATGCGGTTTTATCTTTACGCCCTGCGGCGATTTGTTTTGCAAATCTAGCTTTAAACGATCTACGCTTTGCCTTATCTGCCTCGCTTTCACCTTTCCTGGGTGGTTTGTTATCTGCGCCTTGCTGTCCAAACCGAATCAGACGCACACTGTCGCCTTGCTTTGCCAACACTGCGTGGCTTTTATCAGGATGTTTGGGGGTGCGCTTGGGCTTGTTGTAGCCCTCAAACCGCTCGCCTCGATAGGTGATCGCCATAGAATCTCCTGCAAGAAACAAGCCCCGCATAAGCAGGGCTGTTTCAGGGTGCAGTTTAAAGTGCTGAGTCGAACAACATCTCAACGCCAAAGCTGTCATCAAGCTCACCTACGCCATAGACGGCAGTAGCGTTAAGCTCAAAGGCTCGCAAAGATGCGTCGCGCTGTGGCTCGATCTGGAAGTCACGCTTCATAGCGATAGCGAGTGCTTCCGGTGCAAATACTGCGCCTTTTGCGTCATCGCTGCCGTCTACCGTGATATTCGCAGACTCATAGATGTCAATCCCTGCAATCGTACCAACAAACGCATTAACCATAGCGGTGTTCTGTGCGTCACCAGCGTTCGGATTTGCAAAGGTGTTCGTCAAGTTAGCCTTGAGTTGGTAAGCCTGGAAAGGATGCACAACCGCCGACATTCGGCCAGTGACCTTATTGCTACGCAAAGTGGCAGCAGCCTTAAACAAGTCAGCAACTGTGATCTCAGTTCCAGCACCGCCCAAAGCAGAGCTGAACCCATCAAACAAAGCGATCAGGTCTTGGTCCATCTTGGTAGCAATTGAGTTACCAAGAACAGTCCCAAGTTCTTCTGCTGGGTTGCCAGCACCCATAGCAGCCACATCAGTCAATACAACCTGAGCGCCTACTTCTTGAACACTGATCGTTACCGCGCTGGTGCTAACAGTCGTTGATGACATGTCAGTGCCTTCGGTTAAATCAGCAGCCGCAATTGCGGGGTACTTAGGAACCTGAATGGTTTTACCGGCATCAGCGCCGATGTCGTAACGGGTTACAAGACCCATCATTAAGGATTGCTCTTCAGCAGTAAATCGTGCCTGAGCGATAATGTTGACGAATAAATCGTCTAAAGTTGTGCTAGTTGTAGCAGCCATGTTTAGTTCTCCAAAACTTGATTAGGGTTAATTGGGTCAATTTGCCTTCTTCATAGCAGCGTAGGCTTCCCTACCGCCAGAGTTCCAGTTATCAACCATATCAGCCACCGATACAGGCTTCGGAGTCAAGCCACCAGCATTTCCTCTGCTTCCCGTCCCACCTGTTGAAGCGCGGACAAAGTGCGGATTAGCTGTTAAAAAGTCAGCAACTAACTCATCTACTGTAAGCATGTTGCCACTTTCGCTATATCGCGGTGTGCCTTGAGGGTCTAGCACTTCAACCCCGCCATCTTCAGCGAGTCGTACTTGGCCCTTCAACAGTTGCGATACTTGATCTGGGGATACTGCATCATGTTTGCTGGCTGCGTTGAGTAATGATCCATCAACCAATGTCTCTTGCAGCTTTTGCTTATATGCCGTTATCTCCATATCTTTCTTTTCGACGGTCTGCTTCAGGATATTCTCGAAATCGCCACGTTCTTTTTGGCGTTCTAGCTCCGCTTGCTCACGCTCCTGCATGATTTTGCGTGCTTCTTCCAGATCTATCCCTTCGAGTTTCTTTTCCGCTTTCTTACGTTCTCGCGCTATGCGATCAGCAACAATTCGGTCCAACTCGTCTTGCGTAAAAGTCTTCTGTTCCTGAATGGTTTCGGTCGTTTCAGTTTCGACGCTTTCCATGATTTCTTCGCTCACGTAACGATTATCCTCTAATGAGTATTGCGGGAAGTTTAACCCATAAATTCTAGGTTAAGCTAGTTTATTTCCTCATCGGCTTTTTCTTCTTCTTCTTGTTCGACTTCTTGTGTCCGTAATGATTTGGCATCTTTCTTTTTCCTTTTCACTTTGGGTCTTACGATTGGCAGCAGCTCATCAATTACTGCGTGCAATTCCGCGAAGTCTGCGCTCTCGCTGTCAGGCGCATTGGCTTCTAGCGGCCCCATTAACTGCCTGATAGCCGGTGGTATTGGCCTTCTGGCACATAAATTCCTAGCTCGGTCTAATTCTTTGCTCATTCATCCTCCACAATTGGGAGCCAATGGTGACGGCAGTTATAGCCGCCTCTTACAATAAAAGGATCTCCCGGCGCTTTACCAGCCCACGATCCCTGCCATTTACTGTTGATTTCTTCCTCGGTAAACGTCTTGCCTACATTATTGCGGCAAAATTCACGGCTGTCACGTATCACATCGCCATAGTATTGGAATTTGGTTATACCCGCCTCGTTTGCCGTAGCTTTCGTAATCGACGCACTATATTGTGCGAGGCTGTCATTTGCCATTTGCGTAGCATAGCGGCGCATATTGTTGCCCAGCCTGTCTCGCGCATAGATGCTTTGCAGTTTATCTATTGCATCTTGCTGTCGTTTTCCTGTCGCCGTCTGCGCTATTTCTACAAGCTGACGCGCTTCTTCGTCATCTGCTTGCTGGTATACGCCGTTAATCTGCCCGCGTAGCTCTTTGATTAGGTCGTTTTTACTACGTCCTGTCAGCGTTGACTGGTAGATCCCAGTTGCAAGGGTGTCTAATTGCTGATCGGCTATGGCTTGAAAGCCTTGGAAACTAAGCTGCTGCAACGCTTGGATAGTCTCCGGTGCTACCCGTGTGAATGCGCCGTACTCAGACAACATTGCAAACTGGCTGTTAGCAACCTCGATATATTCGTCAATCAGGCTTTGCGCTTCTTGCAAGAAATCAACTTCAATTAACCTGCGGACCTCTTGCCTAGCCTGTAATGACCATTCAAGGTCAAAAAGCTGTCCATCTCTATCTGGTGCGCTATTAACATAGGAGGCAATATTGCCCTCTAGTGTCTGCAATACGCCAGACAAGCGGCGCTGATGTTCGTCAGTGAGCCGCTCTAGGAAATCGGCATAGTCATCACTGGCCGCCATTATTAGATGGCTCTATCAAGTTGTCGCCGTCAGGAACCTCATCGAGCCCAATCTTCTCCCTCACCTCGTTGAGGCTTACCGCTCCGCTGTCGATGTGATACTTGTAGATCTGTGTGCGTTCTGAGAAATCACCGACGGCTCTAGTGCTCTCAATGATTTCCTCATGCGCTTGTGCCAGTTTCTCATCGTCTAATACTAAATCAGCTATCTGCTTGTCTACCTCTTGCATCATCGTCAGAGATCTAACACCGCTGGCTCTGACCTGCTGCAAGAATATTAACTCTTTCTCGTAATCGCGCAGATCGAACGAATCAGGGTAGAACACCTCTACGTCTGGCGTAATTGCTAACCAGTTGCAGAAATAACCCCAGATGTGCTCCTCGGCAAGTTCCAGCAAGTCAGCTTTTTCTGATAGCTTGGCGTTAAGCATCTGAAACTCGGTCTGCATTGCCACGCCTGATTGAGTCAGTGCTTCAGTACCCCTTACCGCGCCCATGTGCGCCATCTTGTTGATTGCTTCTACCTTGTCCTTAATTGCTTCTCGGATTGAGGTAATATTCTGGCCACTAGGTTGTAACAGGTAAGGGTTTAAGCCGGGGTCGCTGTCCTCAGACAAGTTTATAACCGATCCTGCTCCAGCGCTTGCATCTGCGTCGTAAGTTTTAACCAATGAAGGGTGGTTGCTGATTCTGATAAGCTGCTCGATCTCACTTAGCTCTTGATAGATTGCTTTCTGCATTAGCGCCACATCACTCAGATCACTGATACCAATCCCCCTGACAACACTACGCGCTGCGGGTAGAAAGGCCGCTGGTATCTTCCCGAGCGGGTTGGGTATCTCTTCGATCTTAGTTTCTGCGTGACCGTCGTCTTTCCAGTATTCAATGGTTTCTTTGCGCCACAACCTGTAATAGCTGACCGTTGTGGTTGCGTCTTCCCTATCAATAGATTCGCGCAGCTTTAGATAGCAAAGCTCAAATCGCCCGCTGGGTGTGCGCTCATACTTCCAATCAAACACGTTTTCAGGAGTGAATAAGGTCACATAAGGCCGAATATCTTGGTCTAACTCTTCTGCGCGTGTCTTTGCATTGCTTTGCGGCTTGTCTACCAAGACCCATACATGGCCATAAACAGATGCCCAGATCTGTGCTTGCTTCATAAAACTGTTGAAGCTCATGCCGTCAAGGTCAGCGTCTTTGACGAATGACTCAAGCGCGGGGTTATTTGCCAGTCCGTTGAAATTGCGGACAGGTGGAACCCTCCACAGAAACGACGAATATATATGCACAATGTTGCGACAATGGTTATCAACAGGGGTCAATGCTACCCGTCTGCTGTATTCGTCTTTAGATTCGTTTAGATATGCGGTCAGATACGACCCGTTCTGATAATCCTCGCCCCCTAGATATGAGCGAAGGTATAACTCCCATCGCTGTTCGTGTATGTCATAATCAGGGTGCTGGTATTCTAAAAATCGCATTAAGTCCACCTCGTAGGCTGTGGCGTTTCATGTTCCTTGCGAATGGGGAACATATATTCGATTAGGTAGCCGAGCGCATCATTCATGTGATCGAACCCGTCATCCTTATTTGGTTGGCTAGTGCCTTCTTTGTACGTTTGCCGCTCCAAGCTGTTGATTACGTTTTTACAGTTTGGCGTAACAAATAACCGCCGTTGTTGCTGACTAGATAGCAGTCGGCTATTGACACTGTTTATCCTATCACGTATTGCAGGATGCTTACTGCGTACTTTAACCCGAAACCCTGCGTTTTGTAATATGTTTAAGTCTGTGCGGCTACCGGCTGAGGTCTTGCGCTGAGCAGATGCTGGGTCAGGATATATCGTGATCGCGTTTTGCTTATACCTATGCCTGATCTCGTCCACCATCTCATCGGTGTTTGAGCCATACATCACGATCTCGTCTATCGCGTGCAAGGTGCCGCCATTCCTAACGCAGACAACCGCAGACATTGGATCAACGTTAAAGTCCATTCCAATATGTAGCTCCTCGGTTGAGGCATTATACGCTTTGACTGACTGCTCGCGGCTGAACGCATAATAGATAATCCCGCTATAGTTGACGAATCTAGCCTCATACTCTTGTTGAAATGTTCTTTCATCGAGGTCATTTTTGGCTGATTCTATTTCGTCAGGGTCAACATTCCCGCCATCAATCGTCGTATATTGGAACGCTTCCCATGATTCTTGACCGTCTACGCCCCTCGTCCACAGATCGTAAAAGTGGTTTCTGCCTTTGGGTGTACCAATGAATAGCGCACTTCCGCGTCTATCAGATAGCGATGGCCGCAGCACCTCATGCCATGCTTCAGGTCGCATATCAGCAAATTCATCTAACACGCAAAAATCTAACGCTCGCCCTCGCAGATTGTCGGGCTTTTCTGCCCCCTTTAGGGCTATGCTTGAGCCATTCCGCAAGTCTATGCTCAGAGCCGTCTCGTTTTTCTTGGTCATGTACCCGTCAGGTATCGCGTCAACCAACATATTCCACGCTATTTCCTTGGCTGCTTTATAGGTTGGGGCAACATACCAGCAGTTTTGGGATTTACTTTGCAGCGCGTGCTTTAACAGCTCATAGGTTGACAGAAAGGTCTTACCAAACCGACGACCCGCCACAACGACCCGGAAACGCGAGTCATTGAAGAAGATGTCATCTTGGGGTTTGGTCAGCTTCATCGGCTCTCTGGATTACGATTGGCTGTAAATCAACTGGCTCTGATTCTGGCTGATCCCGTTGTCCTAGCCAGTTCTTACCTAACCATATTAACATGGTCGTGTTGCCATCCATTGCAGTCGTATATTGCTTACGTCTTAGGCTCATTTTGCCAGTGCTGGCCTTTTGCTTGAAATACTCCGCAAAACTGACCTCATGCTCGCGCTTGCAAGCCCTGTTCAGGGTGTCGTAACTGATGCCAAGAATCGACGCTTGCTCCTCACCTGTGCAGTGAATAGCGCACATCTGATCGACTTGCTCCCAGTCTATCTCTATCAGTGGTCTAGCCATTGTTTAGCTAACAAACGTCTGTTTGATTATAAGCTCCTCGTCTTCGTACTCTTGGCTTGCCAGCTCGAACTTGTTCATCGCTTTGCGACTGCTTCCCACCCCGCCAAGATCCGCGTATACGCTAGACCCAAACCCAATACAGCCCACGACATCATCAGCAGTGTTAGCAACATGGATGAGTATGTGAGTACGATTAGGCACTTCAAGCACTTCCCAGACATTTGGGCCGAATCTTGGCGAATTTCTCCTGCCAAGTCGATAGTAGCCCTCTGGTATACAAGATATAAACGGTTCGTTATCTTTCCAAGGTTTCTCGATAGTCCAAAAAACATGCTCTCCATAAACAGCTTTCCCCAAAGTTCGATCTGGCAATAACGCAAATCTAGTTATTTCAATCATCGGTCAATTTCTCTTTGAAACTACGCAAGTATATCTCATTTTATAAATATTATGTTTATGTAAAATATTTTGTTGACATTGATGGCAGGATGCTTAAAATAGGTATCAAGAAAAACGAAGGAGAGAACATGGCTCACGACCACTCAGAGAATTTTGACTCATTGGTCCACGTTTTACAGATGTGGATTTCTACTCCTGAGAAACTTCGAAAGAACAGCTTTGACCAAACAGCCGAGCACCTTGGGGAAAAATGGAAGGTTGAAGAGGTCGAGCTGGCTAAACAAGTTGCACTTTCAAACACTCAAAGGGGTTTTCTATGAATCGACTTACTAAAATCGGTCTTGGGCTAATTGTTTTTTTGCTTGTATTGCTTGTATCCAGCCAAGACTTCGAACACCAAACCATGATAGACGGTGAATATACGTACAACGTCTGTTCTGGTTTTTGGCCTGATTACAAGAATCTTAAACCTGACTGCGAGGCTGGCGAATGAACGGGAAATGGAGCAAAGAAAACTTCGAGCAATTTGACCGCGAAAACCCTGACATCTTTAAGACTTTTGCACACTTCGCCTTAATAGCTACCCGCCACCGACGCTACTATTCGGCCAAGGCTGTTTTTCATCGGGTTAGATGGGAGACTATGGTTTCAGGGAAGGATGACTCTTACAAGATCGATGACGGCTGGATAAGCCATTACGCCCGAAAGTTTATGATCTGCTACCCAGAGCATGATGGATTCTTTCAGACTCGCAGCCGCCGGGATAGTTACCACAACGTTTCACGTGAAACATTAGGAGAGGAAAATGAAACCAACTAGGAATGAGCTTTTGTTGGCCTTACTTGCGCTTGTCAAAGTGAGGGAAACTTACGATAACCTTGATCCGTGTGATGACATGGAAGTTTTAGACGTTATCAGGCTGCTGGATCGATTACAGTCTGAAATGCCTAACTGACGCTATCGTCCAAGGCCGTTTCTCTTTCTATGAGGATTTCAATGTAATGCGCTGCTTTCCTGAGATCCTCTACCCCACCTTTTTCACGCCACCTAGAGATGTATTTCACCACTGCGTGTTCGCAAACCCCTAAGTTATTGGCTAACGCGTATTCCAAGGGTTGAATCATCATCGTCTTGTAATGGCTGCCCGAAACTTGACGATCCATTGCGCTCATAGTAACTCCTGAATGTTTGCCTTCAACCTTCCTTGCTCCCCGAACGATTTGTGGAGTATTACGCAAGTCATACTGCGAGAACTGGAGTAGCCAGAGCCAGCGTGCCAAGCGTCTGCGGGTGCTAGGATGTTCCAAGACTCGAACAATGCGCCGCCATATTCCTCTTGATTCTTGTGATGGATGTGACCTGTCCATACATAGGTGTGATCTGACTCGCCCCATTCTTTCCTCAAGTTGCTTACGATTGACCCGTGAAGGTTTGACATTTTAATCCGATCTCCATGATGGGTCACAACTAGATTTTTTCCCCATTGCCACCAAACAAATTTTGAAGCGTTATCAAACACCTTAACCCTTGGGTCTTCCTCAAAGTACAGGCGCATAACCTCATTTAACCATAGGGCAGCATCTGGGTCATGATTCCCTCGGACGTTCACAATCCACACTTGATTATGCTTCTCAAGCATACGTAAAACGGTACGCTTTATCACGTTGCTGGCTGCGCGAATGGTCTTTGAGTATCTGCCGTCCGAATCCAGCAGGTTTTTAGAGCTAGGCGTTGAGCTGGTGCTGTCGTTAATGTGCATAAAATCGCCAAGATTAACCAGCACACCAACCTCTCCGGCTGGCGCAGAGCTTACCAGTCGGTCTATCGCATTCTCCAAAAGCGTTTGACTAATTTTAACGTCGTAGTCGTCGCCCATCGTCTCGCTGTGGTGAGCAAGCATCCCAAGGTGATGATCCCCAATAATGTAGCTAACCATAAGATCGTTGTCAGTGCTTGCAGGCGCGTCTGTGGGAGCATGTATTCCTGTGACTTCATCTTTAAATCCATCAACAAATTCGGCTATCAGTTCTTCTAGTTTTTCTCGATCTGGCTCTTGAATGTGCCATTGCAGCACAATTTCGTTATCCATGTTGTAGGCAGTCGAAACGCGCTTCGTTGTAAATCCTGGCGCTACCTGTCTATTAAGATTGTAATCAGGCGCGAATCCTTTGCGGCTTGCTCGCTTGTGTACCTTACCGACGACCTCAGAAATGCGTCTCGGCTCTTTGCCCAGTTGATTAGCGATCTCGGTCTGAGACATCCCGCTGATGTGCATCTCGATTACCTGCGTCTGATAATCGGTGTTGCAATACTCTAAATGCTCGGGAACGCTTTTACTCGTCATCGTCTTCTGACCAAATCATGTGGGCGAAAACATTTGACGCAACTTGCAAGCGTCCAATAATGCTCGAAAGGCTATCTGGGTCTGTAGAAAACGAGCCGGGCATTTGCAAATCGAAGCCGTCTTGACGCTCGATTACAATAACTGCCCCGCTTACATCTCCAGCCTCACACGCTTCCAAAAGATCACGCAAGGTTTCGCGCACCTCTTCTGCATTTCGATCTAAGATTGAGACTTGGCCCATTCTTTGTTTTTCGCCTGATAAACCGACAGCAAATCTTTCAGCTCGTCGATTGTGTATTTCTTTGGATCTTGCGGCCCCTCTAGCCTCTCCACTGCCTCCAAACCTATCTTATTAATTAAGTTTGGCCGATATTCTGCCAAATTGCCACTTTTGTAATTGTTACAAACACTGCATTGCTTGTGCGTGTTTTGATCGTCAAATCTTAAAATCGCAGAATGACCGCCTACGCTCATGTAGTGACCAGCATGATATTGGCCTTGATGATGCCGCTGGCAGCTTATGCAGGGGTCTTTGTGATCTCTCTGCCGTATGTATTTGTTGAACTCAGTCTGTACTCGCTTGATCCAGTAGCCCCGATCCTTTTCCCTTGCTTTTTTCTTCTCCTGCCTGATTGCTCTTTTGTTTAGCCTAGCTGCCTCTGCTCTGCCAAAGTCAACCAAGCACTCAACGTTGTTACAGGTCTTTTGAAACGTGCTGAACTCAGGCACAAAAGGTTGGAGGCAAATCTTGCATTTCTTAGCCATACCGCTAACTCTCAATATCTCAATGACTAAGGATAGATTATTTCCTTGGAATGTCCCACATCTGTGGATCTGTGAGCTGAAACCCAAGACCCTCCAAATGCTTCTTGACTTCATCCAAAAAAGCCCCGTGTTGGGCGATGTTCATCGCTGAAGTAACAGGGAAGTCAAACGGTTCGACCATCAATTCTAGCTTTTGCTCGTAAGCCATTGGCCTAATGATTCGGTCGTACTTTTCGCGGTACTCAGGGCTATCCCTGCGGAGAATGGGAACCCCAAAATGCAACTTGCAATAACCCCGATACTCCCACGCTTTTTGATCCCCTTGCGCTTCTGCATCTCTGAACCATTGCCACTGGGTTCTGTTCTGCGCCAGTGATCGGGCCTTAGAAGCCTTTTTGATTGCTACATCGATAGGATAAGACAGCTCGACCTGTTGCAGCATCGTCAATAGATTGTTTTTGTCTTCTTCGCCATGCAAAACCATGTGGATTTCAGACGCTGATAACATAGCCCCGAGGCTATCATTACCTAGCGTTTTCATTTCCGCTAGGCGCTGTTTTTGGCGCTCTGTGGCCTTCTGTGATGCCTTCCTCATCTGAGCCTCGCAAACATTCTTTTAGTTTCCGCTATCTGCTCGTCGGTGACTTCATACAAAGACTTTTCGCCAGTTATACAAACATCGTGATGATACTGAGTAAACGTGAAAGATCGGCACACTTGGCAAACTGTGGCGTCTCTGCTTGGCCTGTGCGCTGGCTCTATCTTGATCTCTTCAAGCATTTCCTTGAACTCACCCAACGTCGGCGCAAACTTCTTAAACTTCTCGACAACCTTCAAGGTGGCTTTGTGAACTAATGCCTGATCGTAATGCTTCAGGTATGACCACCACAACTTTTTGGTTGAGGCTATATCCTCGTCTGAGGTGTCATTTAAAAATGACGGGTAATTCAACCGCATGACCCCAAAAAGCTGATTTATATAGCTCTTGTCTAAATCCTCACCAATCTGTGCTGGTTGCAATCTTCGTT